AGGACAAGTAATGAAGAACAAGATTAAAACTAAACTCAAGAAGATGAGATGGATGGCCCACTACACAGAGAAGTTATACTGGTCTGAGATCTTAACTGACTTAGCTATTATAGGTTTAGGAATCTTTGCACTAGTAGCAATAGGAGCAAGATTATGGTAGAGCAGAACAAAGGTAAGGATTTAAAGAACATTGCTAAGAGTAAGTTAGTCAATGGTCCATACTATATGTCTAAGAAGTATGATGGGTTCTATGTGCAGGTTAAGTACACAGCACCTAACAAGGTTGAGATGTGGACATCAGGTGGAAAACCTTTCTACTTAGCAGGACTTGCTGACTTCATTATGAATAGGGCATTATTTAGTTTTCACATTGAGTGTGAGTATAACTATAACTGTGATGGTTTCTTAGGTGACAGGGGTAAGTCTGCCATCATGACCACTTACAGAACTAACTATGCTAAAGACATTTACACACCAGGTGACCCTGAGAAGGATATATTCCGTGTCTTAGATGCAGTTGATAGTCCTCACTCCTTTGAAACAAGGTTACAGTTAGTCAATAAGGTGTTTGGGTGGGCTAATGGGTGGTTTAAGGTACCTGTTCAGCACTATGTAGCAACACTAGAGGAGGCAGAAGAGATAACTCAAAAGTGGGTAAAGCAAGGCTATGAGGGTTCAATGCTAAAGGCACCTAGTCATAAGTATCAACCAGGTAAGAGAACTAATGATATTATTAAACTCAAACCTAGATTGACTGCTGACCTAATCTGCTTAGATATTAAGGATGGAACAGGTAAGTATGAAAATAGTATAGGTGCTCTCCTACTTCAAGACAGTGCAGGCAGACGAGTTTGGGTAGGTTCAGGCCTATCAGATGCTGACAGAGGTCATGGTTATTCTTTTTGGGTGGGTAAAGTCATAGAAATAGAGTATGAGCGTATAGATGACACTTACATCCAACCCATCATTAAGTGTGTCCGTGAGGACAAAACAATAGCAGATATATCATGACAACTAAGGAATGCAAATCTTTTAAAATCTTTTTGCATTTTCCTTAGTTCTTAAGGTTAAATTAATATAATTATGATATAATTGATTACATTAAAAATATAATGAAATTATTATTTCAGGGGCAGGCTTGGTAAAGAAATTCTTACCTTTATGGACAATGATTAAGATGTGGCCTGCCCTCCAAATAATAATAGGTGCTCAAGTGAGTTAACAAGGTGAAGAACCTGAGAACGGGAAAGAATCCCTAGTAGTTAATATATTTTAAAAGGATATATAATGGCATTATTTAAAGAAGACAAAGTAGAGCAGAGTGGTATTTTTGAGCAAAAAGATTTGAGTGAACTTACACCTAACAAAGGTGACAGCATTGGTTTTTACTTCTTTTCAACAGAGACAAGAACATCAGATGAGTATGGTGAATTTATCATCTCAGAAGGTCTGAAAGTCAACTTGAACGCTTCATCAGTAGATGAGATGATTTCTACAGCAGTACCAATTAACTTCATTCCTAGAACAGTTCTTGAGAACAAGTTCCATGAGGGTGCATTTAACATAGGTGAGCTATATCGTCTTGAAAAGACAATCAATCGTGGTGACTTAATTAAAGGTAAGAAAGTAAGATACTATGCTTGGGATCTCTTTAAGATTAACGCTGAAACAGATGCTATTGCTAGCCTTAACTCTAAGGTGCTTGAACTTCAAGGTAAGGCAACAGTTGCAGGATCAGAATCTGCAGCACAACCAACTAAATCTCCAGCTAAATCTGGGCCAAAGGTTTAAGTCATGCAACCCATTCATAGAGTGGGTTCCATAGGGGACCTACTAACATTAGACCCAACTAAACCTGTAATGGTTGATACAGAAACAGAACAATTCTACTCAGAAATTAGACTTATCCAAGTTTTCCAAGAAGGCATGGAACAAGCATTACTATATGATGTGAAAGAAGCACGACCAGGTGTAGAAGTAATCTGGGACATACTTAAAGAGCATCATCTTGTAGGACACAATTTTCTGTATGACTTATTCTGTTTCCAAGCAGATTTAGGTGATAGTTTTGAACTGCCTAAAAGATGGGATGATACATTCTATGCAAGTAGATTAATTAGACCTGAGTATGGCAAGTTCAGTTTAGATAATGTAATGGCACAAACACTAGGGAATGACCCTTATGCTGATGCAGGTCTGAACAAAGATGAACTTCAGAAGTCATTTGAGGTTACAGCGAAAAAACCTAGAGTAGCTTTAACAGAAGACCAACTACTCTATGCTGCGATTGATGTTTATTACCTAGCAGAAGTATGGAATGATGTTAAAGATGCTCAGAATATGTTTGTCTATGATTTAGATATCAAGACAGCAGAGTATCAAACTATCTTCTATGCTAAGGGTTGTCCTATTGACTTAGTGAAGTTAAAAGCACTAAGAGATAGTGATAACATTAAAGTCATGAACCTGACTAGAGAGTTACCTTCAGGATTGAATGTTAATAGTTACAAGCAGGTTAGACTTGTGCTTGGATTAGAGAACACATCAGATGAACTTACATTGATGATGATAGCACACAGACCTAATGGAGTAGAGGGAGTCACTAAGAATGTGAAACTCAATACAGAAGTACATCAATTTTGGGAAGCGTCTGACTATACAACAGATGCTATCACATTAGCAAAGATGATGAAAGGTGTCAAGTTCACTAATGGAGAGAAGGAGTACTGGGAGAAACCTTTAATAGAACCTAACTATGAGCATAAGAAGAAAACAGGGCAAATAGCCTTGACCATCTTAGCTAAGCGGAAGGCACTGAAAAGATTGAACTTCAATGATAGAACACTTGCAGCAATCAACTTAGATAACAGAATTCAGTTTCATGGTTCACCTCACGCTATTAATGGTAGGGTACAGCAACAAGATGAAAACCTAACACAATGGCCTAGAGAGATGAAGTCACAGTTTGGTTTCCCAGAGGATAGTGATAGAACATTGCTATACCTGGATTATGCTCAAGTAGAACTAAGAGTCATCTGTGCTAAACTGCCTGAGATGAATATGTATAAGTCATTGAAGAAGGGGGTTGACTTACACACATTTGTAGGTGATAACCTAAACATTGATATGAGTGCATTACCAGAAGGTATCACACCTAGATTTGTTGCTAAGCAATGTAACTTCCTTTTGTTATATGGTGGAGGTGCAGCAAACTTCCAGCAGACAGTATGTAAGTTGGCAGGTGTATGGTTTGAAGATGAAGTTAACAAAGAGATTCTCACAAACTGGAAGAACATTTTCAGTGACATTAAAGAGTGGCACAAGGTTAATGCTAGAAGGGCAAATCATGGTGACTTAGATGGTGAGACATCAAGTGGTAGAAAGTATGTAGCTAAGAACTACACTGACTTGAATAACATTGAAGTATCAGGTACAGCATCAGAAATCTTTAAACTTGCTATACATTATATTATGAAGTATAAGGTGCTAGAAGGAGTAGGTTATGTGGTTAATGAGGTTCATGATAGTATCTTGGTTGATTTACCTAATGATAGTGCTGTGTATAAGCGTATTAGTTACAATGTTGCACTGTGCTTTCAAAAGGCTTGGTTTGTGATTACCTCACAATGTGCCTTAACTGATGTTCCAATGCCTGTTGATTACTATGTAGGTAACAACTGGGAGGATTTGGAGTATGAAAAGAATCTTAAACACTCAGGTGTCTTAGAGGAATATTATATGATGACTAGAGAACTAGAGGAGGAATTTAGACATGCAAACAGTATATGAACAAAGTAAATTGGCTGAGAGAAAAGCCTCAGTCAAACCTAAGAGTAACCCCGTGAAGCATGATGCAGGCAAACTAAGATATGACCTACTGCCATTTAGTGCATTAGATCAAGTAGTTGCTGTTATTACTTTAGGTGAGCAGAAATATCCAAATCCTGAACAGAATTGGTTAGATTCTGCTACACCTGAAACATTAGAACGCTACAAGGCAGCAGTAGGTAGACACTACAGTGCAGCAATGCAAGGTGAGCAGTATGATCCTGACATGGGTTCTGACCACTGGGCTAATATAGCAACAAACTGTCTCTTCATAATGGAGATGACTAAGAAAATTAAACATCTAGCAGACCTAGAAAAGGAAATTACAGATGGCACTTTTTAAAGAAGAAGAAGCAGTAGGAAAAGACCACAGCACAATACCTGGGACACCTAAACCAGCTGAACTAAACAAGAAGATACTTATCATAGATGCTGATACTATTGTGTACTCAGTAGCATCAGTGTATGAGTTTCCAGAAGAGATCCTGCCAGGTTGGCATTATGCCCCAGGTGAGCATGACAAACTAACTGGGCATGATAACTATGATGCTGAAACAAATAGCATTTGGAGAATTGAGTTAGACAAAGCCTTTGAAGCAGTTAAAGGTAAAGTAGCAAACTTGGTATACTTAACAGGTTGTGCTTCAGTTGAACTACACTTCACCTCAGGTAAAAACTTTAGATATGATGTAGATCCTGGGTATAAGTCAAACAGAAAGTCAACTAGATATCCTGTGGGACTAAGAGACCTAAAGAAAATGGCAGTAGATGAGTATGATGTTGCTATGATACACTCAGAGATTGAAGCTGATGACTATGTTGTATGGAGAAAGAAACAACTAGGTACTGAGGCTGTACTGTGTGCAGTTGATAAAGATGTACTTAGAGGTTGTGCTGGTTTACACCTAAACTACTATGAGTCATCAAAGTATAACATACCTATGAAGTGGGTATCATTCACAGATGCAGATGCATTTAAGTTTCCATTCCAACAATGTTTGGAAGGTGATACTGCTGATGGTATTGAAGGTGTTAAAGGCATTGGGCCTAAGAAGGCAATCAAACTTCTAGATGGTTTAACTACAAAAGATGCACTATGGGAAGTTGTTGTTGGCGAGTTCAGTAGAACTGGTAAGTCCAGAGCAGAAGCAGTAGTAACAATGCAGTTGGTGAACATGAACCAACTTAATGATATGGGGGAACTAACATTATGGCAACCACCTGAGGAAGATGTATTGATAGATGGCCCAGGTGTTATGGAGACTTACCCAGAAGGTGATCCAAGGATTCCGAATGAAAATTAATGAAGCAAAAGCATACCAACTCTTAAAGGCACAAATAGCCTCAGATGGTTACAAGAGAGTTGTAACCATAGGCAGAGGTGGGTTAGCTATAGCACAGAAGTTGGCATATCATTTAGATGTGCCTGTAGTAATTGTAGACAATAAACAAGCCTTAGTGTGGTTAACACCTGAGGATTTGTTTGTAGATGACATTGAGGATTCTAGTAACACTGTTCTATCTGTTGGGCCTAACGTCCACAGAGCAGTGTTAGTTCAGAAGGAGTCCAGTTTAGGCTTAGCAGACTTTGTAGGTTTGATAGTTGACACTGAGGACTATATTACATTTAGCTGGGAGGCAAATTATGAGTAAGAAAGTACTAGGTAGAAAGAAAAGACAAAAAAGAAGAGGTATAGCAACAACAGACACAAGTTGTCAAGAGTCACTCAGGACTGTAAAACAAAGAGTCAAGTATGCTAAAGAAGATGTAAAGACAATCATGGACTTGATTAGAGGCAGTGATGTAGTTGACTATGATATCAGGTATGAACTTGTGGGTAAGGCTCACATGAACTTGTACTATGCAAAAGAAGAGTTAGCAAGAAGAAAGGTTCTAGGATGAGTACAGAGTTTGGAAAAGAAAGAAGTGACAAAGATGGTCACAAGTATGGGAAAGAAATTGTAGCAAATTTCAATCCTAAAACTGACTTAGTTGCCTGGAAAGTAGGTTACAAGTTTGCTGCATTGGTTACAATGGAGTTTCCTGAGTGGACAGCATTATGCCCACTTAGCGGTTACAGGGATACAGGTACTGTCACTATCAAATATGTACCAAACAAGCATACAATGGAACTAAAGAGTGCTAAGTTGTTTATCAATCACTATGATAACCAACACATTAGTCATGAGGATGTTACACAAGATATCTACAAGTGGTTCAACAAGAAACTGAAACCTAAGATGTTGAAAGTAACAATGTCACCTGCACCAAGAGGTAATGTGACAACAGTAGTTGAAATAGACAGTGAAAGGCAGATATAATGTTAGCTACAAAACAGTTTAAATTTGAGACAGCACATAGATTGGTGACTAGTTATAGTCAAAAGTGTCACTCTATCCATGGGCATAGTTATTTAGCAGAGGTGGTGTTAGAGTCAGAACACCTAAACCCAGACGGCATGGTAATGGACTTTGGTGAGGTTAAAGACAGACTTAGCCACTTGTTTGAAGCATGGGATCACTCCTATATGTTCCATGTGGAAGATGTGTTAGTTAACCACTATAAAGCAATGCTACAAGTTGTTCCTTTGAGAATGATTGAGGTTGACTATAACCCAACAGCAGAGAACATGGCACACCACATCTTTAGAGCGTGTATAGAGTTAAACCTGCCTGTAGTTGAAGTTAGATTACAAGAAACTAAGACAGGTTGGGCAACAGCATCAAGACCTAAGATGTATGTAGGTGAAGATATTACATACTATAACATTCCGGAAATCAAGGTTCAGCCTGGTGGAAGACATAAATCATTTGGAGCACACAATGAGTAAAGACAAAAAGGCCCCTACGGGCACAAAGTATAATGTAGTAGAGCAATTCACTAGTATCCAAGGTGAAGGTTATATGCAAGGTACACCTGCACACTTCATCAGAATGGGTGGTTGTAATAGAGACTGTACATTCTGTGACACTAAGTGGGATGTATGGACTGAAGTTGACATTGAAGAGTTAGTATTCAATATCAAAGTTGAGTGGGTTATCCTCACAGGTGGTGAACCATCAATGCAAGATCTTAGACCTCTCATCCAGAGATTACAAGAAGAAGGTCATAGGGTTGCTATTGAAACTAATGGTTACAAAGCAAAACACTGGGCAGGTGCTGACTGGGTATGTGTATCACCTAAAGGTAAGCACATTGAGAGACCTTCTCCTGCAGGTGAGGTTAAACTTCTAGTAGGTGGAGTGCATGATGCTTTACTTGAAGAGAGAATTGAGTCAATGTACTTCCAAACTAACATCACACTACAAGCAGTAACTCAACCAGATGGAACACCCATCAAAGAGAATGTAGATAGAGCAATTGCTTTATGTTTGGAATATAACATTCACTATAGCGCTAGGCTACATACTCACATAGAGGTGAAGTAATGTGTAGTATAGTACTTATATCTGTAGTTACAGCAACTCTCACAACACTACTAATTGGTGGTGTGAGTTTATACTTTATTTTAAAGGCCTCAGAATGACACAATTACAATTTGACTTTGAAGAACCTATCAGGGCAATTCATATAGGACCAACTAACACTATTGCAGATCTTAGCATTCTAAATGGTGGAATGGACATGGTGTTAACTCACCTTGTGCTTAATGATGAGGCTTATAGAGTGGCATTTTACTCAACCCCTAGCTACAAGTTATTAGACAATTCATTCTTTGAGTTAGGTTATTGTTTATCACCTAAGGCAATGCTTGAAGCAGCAATACTTGTGGATGCTAACTGTCTAATCTGTCCTGATGGAACATTAGATGGTATGGATGAGTTTTTAGATGCAGGTTATGATGTTATGACCATACCTAAGACATCTGCACAGTTCAAGGATATGATGTATGATAACCGTATCAAGTTTGTAGGTGTATCAGAGGAACATATTGACTATAGACACTCACCAGGTGCAAGATATGAACTGTTCAGAGATCACTTAGATGAAGGAATGCCATTCAAGAAGATACACTTGCTTGGAGGCACAGACAGCATCTATGAGATTGGTATGCTTCACCCATTCAAGAAGCACATTAGTTCTTGGGATAGTTCAGCCTGTGTATGGCAAGGTCACCTAGGCATTAAAGTTAATGAGATGAAGCGGAAAGATACAACCTCAGTCAACTTTAGTGAAGAAGTAGACCTGATGAAAGAAGAGATTGCTCATAACATTGAGTTTGTAAGCAAGTTACTAAAAGGAGTACAGTATGAAGGATAGTTTAGTTATACTAAGTGGAGGTATGGACAGTACAACAGTTCTATACCATGAGTTACACAGAGTGGGCCAAGCAGTTAGTTTTAACTATGGGTCAAAGCATAATGACTCAGAGATTAAGCATGCAAGGTTAACCTGTGAGAAGTTAAACATTCCTCATATTGTTATTGACTTAGAGTCAGCCTTTAAACATTTTAACAGTGCACTTCTAAACCCTGACCATGCAATTCCAGAAGGTCACTATGAAGAAGAAACTATGAAGGCAACAGTTGTACCTTTTAGAAATGGTATCATGTTGTCAGTTGCAGCAGGCCTAGCAGAGTCATTAGGTTTAGCTTATATTGTTCTAGGTAACCATGCAGGTGACCATGCAGTATATCCTGATTGTAGAGCAGATTTTATAGCACAGATGAATGGAGCAATCCTAATGGGTACAGGTGGTATGGTTCATATCAGAGCACCTTTCACTCAAATCACTAAGCAAGAAATTGCTGAGTTAGGTGCTAAGTTAGGTGTGCCTTGGGTAGATACCTATAGTTGTTACAAAGGTGGAAAGTATCACTGTGGAAGATGTTCAACCTGTGTTGAGCGTATTTGGGCACTGAGATACCTTGGCGATCCTACTCTATATGTAGATCCTAACTTTGCTATGAAACTTCTACAAGAAAGAGGAGAATGGTTGTGACAAAAGAACAGTATGTGAGGGAAGTTGTAAGCCTCTTTAGGTCTATTGATGAAAAAACTGCCAGTAGTATTAATGAGGCTCTTCAAAGCAAGAGTATCTTCACAGACTTTCATTTAGAACACTCAAGGACTCATACGCTGGCATCAGCGGGAGTTATATATCTATTTTATAAGGAAAAAGCATGATAACTACAGAACAAGAAGCACGAGATGCAGTACAGACATTAGTGAACTTTATCACTAAAGGCAAACCTGACTCACATACATCTGATACACCTAAGAGGGTGATTAAGGCTTGGGTTGAGTCCTGGGGAGCAGGATACAGAGACTCATTTACCTTCACAACCTTTGAGGACAGTGATACTGACCAGATGGTTGTAGAGATGAACATTCCTCTATATAGTCATTGTGCTCACCACCTTGCACCCATAGTTGGTGTTGCTCATGTAGCATACATTCCTAATGGAAAGATTGTTGGTTTGAGTAAGATGAATAGGTTGGTTGAACACTTTGCAAGAAGATTGCAGGTTCAAGAGCGTATAACAGCACAGATAGCAGAAACTATGATGAAGGAATTAAGTCCTTTAGGTGTAGGAGTTGTTATTGAAGCAGAACACTTCTGTGTATCAAGCAGAGGTATCAAGCATCATGGTTGTAAAACTGTGACAAGTAAATTGGTAGGAAACTTCTTAGATGCAGATGTTAAAGAAGAGTTCCTAGCATTAACAAGGAGATAAAATGGCAGAGCAACAGGATTGGGTATTAGTCCCTTTAAGAGTACTTGTCAACTATCTGTCTGACTCAGGCATTAGTTATGAGAAAATGGCTACATTATGGGGAGTGTCAAAACTTCAAGTATCAAACTATTCTAATGGAACAACAAAGAGACCTAGTGTCAAAGTTGCTAAGGCAATCTATGATACAACTAAGTTTGAAGGCAAGAAAGCAGTATTGAACACCTATGCGGATGACCATCACTTAGAAGTATCTTATACTATGTTCATGCAGGCAGAGTAATGGTCTGCTCAATATACGTTAGTCCTAAGGTGTTAGCTCATATGGATATACCTAGTAGGATAACTGATGCCCAATTAACAGACAGTGGGTATACATATAGGTTTGCTAACTACAAGAAGCACATAGCTAAATCACTAGAAGCTGAGGTTGAAGATGTGACTTTCACTATTAAGCATGAGCAAATGGGTGTAAGAATAACAGGAGTTGTATAATGTGGTCATATCAAGAACATCAAATTGAAGGAGCAAGGTGGGCATTAGCTACAATCCGTGAATACGGACTAGCCTACCTTGCCTGGGAAGAACGGACTAGAAAGACAGGTGCAAGTTTGCTCACTGTTGAGAATAGTTTAGCACAGAATTGTTTAATTGTTACTAAGAAGAAGGCCTTAGATGGATGGAAGGAACACTTAAGTAAACATGACCTTAAGAAGAACTACACACTAGTTCACTTTGAAGGTTTATACTCCCGTAAGAAGGTTAAAGGCAAATTGCAGTACAATGTGAACTTTGAACCTGAAGACTATGACTTTATAATTCTTGATGAAGCACACCATGCTATTAGTGCCTGTCCTAAACCTTCACTGACTTGGAAGATCATGGCTACACTTACTAAAGCTAAACCTATACTCTACCTATCAGCAACACCTTATGCAGAACACTTAGGTTTAGTGTATCATCAGTTAAAACTCAGCTCATGGACACCTTTTATGCAACCTACATTCTACCAGTTCCATAGAGAGTTTGGTATACCTGACTTTGAGTATACACCAACACCTAGAGAGACTTACAAGAAGTACAAGAAGGAAGAGATACTGTCTAGAATGGGTCACTTATTCAACTTCAAGAAACGGAAGGAGGTTGGCATAGAGCATGAACCTACAGTTAAGCTAATCAAAGTAGATCTTAGTCAAGAGACTAAAGCTATTATAAAAGTATGGGTGAAAGATAGAGTGCTGGAGATTAAAGGTCACACACTAGTCAATGACAATCCTGGTATAGCTAGGTCAGTCCACTATCAGTTAGAAGGTGGAACAATCAAAGGAGTTGGTTTCATAGGTATGGAGAAGGTTAACTACATTAAAGCTAATTACCATCATGGTCAAATAGCTATAATGGCCCACTTTATACTTGAACGGACCTTCCTAGAGGCAATGTTCCCAACTGTTAGGATCTTGTCCTCAGATGGAGATGCAGAAGGTGTTGACCTGTCAGGTATAGAGAAGTTAATTATCTACTCCATGAGTGACAAGACATCTAAGTACACACAGAGGTTAGCAAGACAGGCTAATCATGACAGGAAAACTCCTATTGAGGTGGATATCATTGTAGCAAATAAGCCTGGGATTGGTTTAGGTATTTATAATTCAGTAGCACTGAAGAAAGAGAATTTTGTTAAAGATTCTTATGATAGATACATTGATACAATATTGTTATAACCCATTAGAAAGCAAAATAAGCAAAAAAATTGTTTTGACAATACAATGTGTTACATATACATATAAACCCGCTTATTTTGCCCGCTAATGGGTTACAAATTGAAATTATACAGATACAGAAGGAGTATACATGGCAGAGACAGAACAGCAGATACAGAGTAAGATAATGAAGTACTTACTACTCAAAGGTGCAGTGGTGAACAAAACTATAGGTATGTCTAAGGCAGGGTGGCCTGATATCATAGGAGCTTATAAGGGTAGATTTATAGGGGTGGAAGTTAAAAGGCCTGGTCTGAAAGCGACCAAGCTACAAGAGTTTAAGCTGAATGAGCTAAGGCAAGCGGGTGCTTTTGTTTGTGTTGCAACTTCGGTGGTGGAAGTGGAGCTCTTGTTAGATTCTGTTGATGTGTCGGGTTAGGGCATCCACCCCCACCCAGATACTGTGCTCCACACTTACATTTAGTCCATCTATTGTCTTCTGTCATACTCATCCTTAATAATTTGTAAATTTGTTAGTTTCTCCAGCTGACTTCTCTCTAAGAAGTGCTTGGAAGTTCTCAATTCTAAGTTCTAATATCTTTCTTTCAGCAAAGTCATAATTTCCTGACTTCATCATAACAGTTAACTCTTTATGTGTTGCTCTAAACCTTGTATCAATCTCTGCCTTACTAAGGTCAGCAGTATCTCCTAGTGAGGCAAAGTACATATCCTTACCATCTTGTAGACCTGTTCTGAAAGCTTCACTCCTATTCTGTTTTCTTGCTTGGTGAGTCTCCAAGGCATTAGTTTTTGATCCATCAGGTCTCAACATCTCTAAACCTAGGTTTGCCATGTTAGCCTGTCTATCCTTTGTAGGAATGAAGTCTAACTTACCTCCCTGTGCATGACCTGTTGGTGTGATAGTATCATCATACACCTTGGTTAACTCTGTCCCATAAGCACTTTTAGCATTGGCCTCAGGAGAACTAATAGCACCTGCTCCAGCAGTGATACCAAGCATTTGATACAAGTTGTACTTAAACTTGCTTGATACTCCACCTTTAACTCTGTTACCTTCTTCATCAACCCACTTAGTAGTAGAACCTACAACATCCTTTGGGATGTGTCTGTTTCTCATCTCATAGTCAGCACCATCTTCTGCCATCTCTCTCATAGTCACTATGTGAATAGGTATATCAACATCACCACCAAATGTCTCTTTGATGTATTCCATTCTATGCCTACCCTCATGACCACTAACGTGCATGGTGTTTGTAGCAGGATCATACTTCACAGTGAGGAAAGGTTCACCTATCTTCTTACCATCAGCAACACCCTTAGCTATTGAACTTGTGTCCATAGCCTTATCAGAGTCTGCTGCAAGGTTTCTAAAGTCATTAGGTCTTGCTCTCATTGTAAAACCTCTGTAATCAATCTCACCTGGTTGAGTATAGCCTACTGCACCCATGCCATCTTTCATGTCAGTTGTTAATAGTGTATCCAATGCTTGCTGTCTCTTCTTCAAAGGCATTGAGACTATTGAGCCTTCACCTCTTTGTAACTTGTCTACAATCCTACCAGCATCAACTGAGAACTCCATAGTTGTGTATATGTTATGCTCCATTGAGCCTTCAGGATATGACTTAGCTATCTCATTAGTTATCTCATTTGCTTTGCTAGCAGGTTTGATAATGTCTACTCCAAATACAGCATTCTTATCTAGGAAGGCTTTAGATATAGCTTCAGGTTCATCCATATACTGACCTAACTCCATGTTTCCAGGAAAGGGACTATCTCCCATGGCAACTTTAGAGGCCATCCTTGCTTCCTGTTCACCTGTGTTAGTTGCATACCTAGTATAAGGTTTGAGGTCATACATCAAAGCTATAACGTCAGCAGGATTTGCTCCATTATCTATAAATTGCTTCTTCACTAGGTGAAGTTTGTCTGGGTCAACCTCTTCCTCCTTAAAGTACTTTACTAAGGTCTTCATGTTATCTGTTGATAGCATTGTGCCTAAAGTTTCCTCCATGTAATCAACTACTGCCTTAGCTTGACCTATATATGCTCTAGGGTTACTGCCCCTTTTATCTTGGGGAGCATCACTTATCTGTTGCAAAGCATGTTGGATCTCATGAGGTACTGAGTCAGAAAACTGTTCCTTAACCTCAATTAAGGCTTTTGTATTTCCATGTGCTGGGTGGTATACACCCTCACTGCTAATATTAGGGTTCACTGCTATATCAACATTAGCTAATTCTGGGTACTCTTTTAATACATCATCACTAGCATCTTTAAATATCTCAGACACAGGTTGAGGCTTGTCTGTTAGTTTCTTAGCTGTTATTCTGTTCCAGAAATGTTTAACTGGCATGTGAACTTCACCTTTGTGAACTACCATACCTGTGTTGCCATAAATGTCATGCTTGGACAGTTTACCTTCCTGCATCTCTGATACTGCTTGCTTGTACTCTGCACCTTTACCCATTCTAACAGCTAGACCTTCACCACCTAGAATATTTGACTTTCCTGGTTCATAACCTTTCATACCTTTACCTGCTGCCATACCTAAACCTGCACCTACTAATGCTCCTGCAGTTGCACCTTCTAGTTTGTGGCCTTCAGGTGCTTCTGAGGCACCAATTACAGCACCAGTTCCTGCACCTACAGTTGTAGTAACAGCCTGGCCTTTAATGAAACCCGGTCTGTTTCTGCTTGTAACCTTCCACTTTGCCATTGACTCAATAGCCTTGTTCACTACCTTTCTTTCACCTCTAGTTAAGTCAGGTAGTTTAAAGCCTTCAGGAGCATCTGGGCCAGCATTTCTAAGTTTCTTAGTCACTAAGTTCATTGCTTGCTTCATCTGAGTAGTGTTAGTAAAAGATGTCTCCCTATGAGGTATAACTCTAGACTTGCCTGCTTGTCTGCCTACAGTTTCTAACAAGGAGTTCTTCATGTAACCCACACCATCATAAGCTACCTTCATGAATCTACCAACAGTTGTGGTGATACCACCAGCACCTGTTAAATACTCACCTATACCTTGTTCTGGTGGAAGTGCATCAGTCATCTTAGTGAAATCACTAATAACATCTTTAAGAGAGTTGACTTGTCTGAACTCCCCAGCAGGTAGATGCTTCTTCAAGAAGGCTACATTGCCTTTATCATTGAAGATTGAGTTCAGTTTCTTTGAAGTTGCCTTCATGTCTAACTTTTCTAAACCTACACCTATCTGACTTGTGGGACTTGTTAGGTTTGACACCATCTGCCTAGCTAAGTCACCACCCACCTCAGGATCATCTATAAGATTAATTGCTTGTCTGAGTCTGACAGGGTTCTGCAACAAGTTAGTTAACACTTCTTCAGGCAATACTTCACCCTTGGTTAGTAACTGTTGCATCTCCTTCATACCATTAGCATAGTCATAGTATTTCTTAGCTAACCCATTTGCTCTACTAAACTCAGTGAAGATCTCAGACCCATTCTCTTTGAACATAGGTCCTACTGCATCACCCAGTTGTCTTTTAGCTTTAGCCATCCAGAACTGTGCTACATCATCACCAATACTAATGTCACCACCTGCAGTAGTCATCTTATGAGTGATACCTCTAACAGAGTTGATTAATTCACGCTCAGAGAACAGGTCAGATGTTTCAGGCATTTGACTTTTGAGGTTACCCAACTTGTTCTTTAACTGAGTGATCTTTCCACCTAGTTGTTGATTAGTTGACCCACCTAGGATATACTGATCCTCAAGTTCTTTTAGTTGCAATTTACCTGTGTCCCAAGCAGAGGTTGTCTTCTTACCTGCTTCTTTAAGTTCTTCAAGTCTCTTTTGCTGAATAGCAATACGCTTCTTCAATCCAGGTCTTGCTGTCTTGTTCCCACCTACCTTCTTCTCTGCTTGAGCTAACTGTGCTTGGAGGTTACCTAACTCTTTAGTTGCAGCCTTTTCATCAGGTGTTAGGTGTCTACCCTTAGAGTAGAGTTGTTTCATAACATGACTAATAACTGGATCAGGAGCACCTTCATCTCTAAGCACATCTATGATGCCTTGGTTAACTTCCTTCATGTCATACTGAGGTTCCACAGAAGCCTTGTGAATACTGTTATTGTATGCTTCCTTCATAGGATCCTGCAATGTCTTTTCTTTAGCCTTTGCAGCAGTGTATACTGTCTCTGCTGCAACTTCTAATGGATCACCTCTGTTGAGTATGTCATCTGCAAGTTTAACTGCTTCCCTCTCAACTCTATCTACTACACCACCTAATCCATGAGCTCTATTAGCCTCAAAGATGTTGGTTGTTGCACTAGCCTTTCCACCCATAGGTAGGAAGCCTGCACCTAAGTCCTCTGAAAGTTTCATGTCTGTAAGTAGTTTAGTCAGGTCCTCAGGAGTTCCCTCTTTAAGAACTTGCTTAACATTATCAGGTAAACCTCTTAGTCTCCACATATCTAGGACACCTGTACTTGCTTCACCCATGATCCGTACTGTAGGTTCTATTAGTTTTCCAATGATAATACCTGCACCCATGCCTAAGGCCACTGAGTTAGTATCTGACTGGTCAACACCTTCACCTGCATTCTCACCTACAGCATTCTCTGCTGATACATCTGTACCAACTACACCTGACATTGAGGTTACACTGCTTAGAAGTAAGTAGTTTAAAGGGTTAGCAAACTCCTTAGCTACAGTCATCTTCCAACCTTTCTTATCTCCATAAGCAGGTTCAAGTTCTTTAATTGCTTGGTCAGACAGACCTTTCCAGAAAGTTTGGTTCTCTCTGTAGAGTTCACTGTCTACATTAAAAACCTCATTTAAGTTTGCTCCACCTGCATTAACTAAAGCTCCAAATCTACCAACATTAGCTTTAAGTAGGTTAGTTGTGTTGCTAGTGACTTTCTCATAAAGTGGCATAGCATTATATGCCTTCTGTTCTGCACTAGGCTCAGGGATGTTACCTCCACTTGTAGGAGCAGGAACACCAAGGTCAGAACCTAAGTCTAACTTAGATATCTCAGCATCCAAGGGATCTGAACTTTCAGGAGGTTTAACCTCTCCCCCAGACCCTAAGTCTAACTCACTTATCTCTGCATCTAAGGGATCTGCATCTGCTGGTGCCATCATCTCACCTGGACTCATAACTGTTCCAGGTTGCATCTTAAGAGTTTGAGGTTCAGGTGTATAAGGTTGCTGTTCCTTTAAAACAGCATCTGCCTCTGCTTCAACTCTTTTAACATTCTCATCTATGTCACCTGCTGGATCTATACCATTCATCACTTCTCCTTACATATTGTTACTATTAGTATCTACACCCATTGCTGAGGCAGTTGCACCTGCACCTGATGTTGCATTAGGTTGTGGTGCTTCTGCACCTTGCCCTCCACCTTGCATCTGGTCAAGTACTCTTGGATCCATTGTAGGTGCTGAACCTAAGGCAATTCCAGCATGTCTAAAGATTGCTGCAATCTCTGCTGAGTGAACTGTCTTAGTTTGCTTAGCTAACAGACTGGCAATCATGAAGTAATACCCAGGTTGTGCTTTACCTAACATCTGGCCTGCAGGACTATTAAGTGTCTCTTGTATCATAAGTTTATCAGCATCAGATGCTTCCTCATATGCAACACTTTCTATCTTAATATCCATTCTATCAAAGATGAGTGAGTAGTCAGGATCATTCACTAACTCTCTCTCAGGCCCATCTTTACCCATCTTAACTTCAGAAGCAGGAACTTGTGATCCATCAGGTTGAGGTAACATAACAGGTGTATTCAACTTAGTCCAATTCACCTTTTGTGTCATGTCATCTGTCTGGTCAACTTCAAACTGTGCAGTCATGTACTGTCTCTGTAGTGTAATAACATCTAGTGCTACTGATCTATAAAGAACATCAAGTTTGGTTGTCAAGTATCTAAGTGCCATCATAGATGAATTCTTTTGTAATGCAACCTTCTTACCACTGTCACTAGCGAATGCTTGACCTAAGAAACTATCATTAATATGTAGTACCTTCTGGATTCTCTCTAGTGCCTTCTCAATGATTAAGTATTGGTTAGCAATGTCTTTTGATACATCAATCTCTTTAATACCTACAATCCTATTTACACCTAGTACTGAGTTCACTCTAGCCCATGCAACCTCAAACTCATCTATATCATCAACTGCTTGGTTTTCAACTAACAGTTTAGTTCCATTAGCAAGTTGTTGTATCTGTAGCACTGCTTGGTTGATTGCTTTCTGACTCTCAACTACATCTCTAAAGATACCATGGAAGTCAGGTTTCTTACCACTGTGTAGTTTTACAATTCTGTATGGGAATCTTAACTCTTCAAAGGCAAGTTTTTGTCTTTTAAGTTCATTAGTTCCTGACCACCATACTTCCCAACTCTGACCTTTATTGTCTACAACACCTGTGTGGACTATTAGGTACTCTTCAAACATCTGCCATCTGTCATTGAAGCCATCTCCATAAGTGTAACCTATGCTTGCTGTCTCAACCTCAGCAGTGTTTACAGTAGACTCTAGTTTCTTCCAAGTTCTTGGAAATAACTTCTTAGCTTCCTCTTTACTAACCCATCTAAATCTGTGAATAAATCTAGCATCGGAGTAGTCAGCTTTATGTGACTTAGGGTCAAGAACAAACTCATAAGGTTCAATGATTTCCATTATAATCTCATTCTTTACTCTGTTAAAGTCATCAACACCTACCTCTTTAATCTTGTAGTATGTACCCATAAGGCCTGCAAGGAAAGCATGCTGTTGTAAATCATCCTTAGCTACATCCCAAAGGTTTATTCTTAAGGTGTACTCTAGTGCAAGGTTAATAGCATTTGCTTTGAGCACATCACCTTGCTCCAATGCTTTAGCCTGCATAGTGTTAACCACAGAACTAAAGTACCCTTGAAGTGAGCGTGAGAACATCTGGATGACATTGAAGTACTCTGCGGGTTGACCTCTTTCAAGTAATATGGCTAGTTGGGACCTGTTATACATTGCCCCATCATACATATTCTTGACTTCATCATACTCCTTGTAACTCTGCTCATAGGCATTGTAACCTAGTTTGAAACTTTCTCTAATAGTATGTAAATCTGTATTCATTACTTAAATCCTTCCAACTTAGCTTGTTCTGATGTAGTAATTCCTGCTTCCCTAGCCCTCTTCTGAATACCTAAGAGTGTTTTTAATCTCTCAGCCTTATCTTCTCTGGACATCTCACCTTTTGCAGGCTTACTCTCAGGAGTACTTACAGCTTCATTTACACCTTTGAAGTGTGGGCTCTTCAAGAAGGCACCAATCTTAGTATGTAACCTAGATGCACTTCTAGCATTCTGGTAACCACCATTGTTCACTGAGGTTGTCAATGTACTCTCTAGTGACATTTGACTACCTTTCAATCCTTGGAACACAGTAGCAATAAGGACATCCTTATCAAAACCTGTCTTACCAAAAGCATTGAATAATGTTCTTGCAAATTCATCATCAGTAGCAGATGCACCTGACATTGCTTTCAAGATCTTAGCTGCAGCAGTACCTTTTGCAGATTGTGCCATCTGAGTCTTCATTAGTTTAACTAAGTCCTTCTCATCTTTAGCACCTTTAAATGTATTGAAAGCATTTGCTAAGAACCCAGTTGGGCTTGCCATCTCTGACATTACATCAGGATCTGAGTACAACTTAGCAATCTCATTTAGGTGTGGAGCAAACTCTTGTATGTTGCTAACCTCTACCTTCATCTCTTTAACTACAGCAGGATCATATGACCCAGCATCTTTTGCTGACTTCTCAAGTTGCATTAACTCAGCAGTTGATGTCTTAGCTAACCTAGCTGACTTAGTCTCATAACTAACCTCTGGGTCATTAATGTAGTCCTGATAACTAGCAACCTTTTCAATTGCCGTGTCAGACTTCATCTTCTTAACCAAGGCATCATCTCTTGACTTCTCAAGTTTCTTATGCTTATCATAATCCTGGAAGGACATGATGTTATTGTCAAGCATGAACTGTGGATTCATCTTTAGTGTTGAAGCATACTCTTTCTGGTCAGCAGTTAATGCTTTGACCTCTCTTGCTTTCTCATAGAAGTCTAATTCTTTATCTCTGTGTTGTGCAAACTCACCTGTACCTGAGGTTGCAGTTGTCCCACTGATTGAGTCTCTTGCCCATGGTGGCATCTTACCCCCACCAGTACTAGTACCACCTATGTAGGACCATGAAGCACCTTTCTTCCGTCTATCAACATGAAGTGTGTTTTCCCCTACACCAAAACCAGTAAACCCAGCCTCTTTGAAGTCTTTGATAATTGCTGACTTCTCTGCTGTAGTTTTACCTTTCCAGTGGACATCCATAGCATGACCTTCCATGTGCTTACTGTTCTTAGCTCCACCTACTGATTTGTTATGCTCAGGACTTCTAAAGCCTGATGTAATTCTCAGTCCATGTTTTTCAAGGAGTGGGCTTGCAGCAGAACTTGCTTCTGGATCTAGTTTCTCATACTTCTTAGGCTGGGTGTTCTTTAGGTAGCTTGACTTACGCTTAGCTGTACCTAATGCAACACCTGGGTCTAAGACAGTTGTAACTTCACCATCATCCCGTCTCATAGCTAACTCTGGATTAAACATCTGACCTGACTCTCTAATCTTATAGCGAGTACCTTCTGCAGTGTCTACTACCTCAATTTCACCTGAGTCAATTTGGTCTTGGAGTTTGTCTTGAAGTACTTGCCACTTCTCTTTGTCATCTGCTGTAAAGTCATTCTGGTTAAGAGGAGTGTAACTTCTGGGTCCCATTTGGAATGATCCATCTGGATTTTGGGTACCTCCAGATGCCTCTGCCATTTTAGGTAAGTGTTCTTGCCTTCCATCATTTGCATATAGCCCAAATGAGTCATCAAATGCTGTTGAACTCATCTTTGCCGCCTGAGCATTTCTGTAGGCATTCTGTGACTCTTTAGTTTGAATGTCTAGTTGTTTTACATACTTGGCTTCTTGAGCTAACTGTTGGGCTCTCTTTACTCTGCCACCATATACTGAGTCACCTGCTTTCTGAACATCTAAACCAAGTTGATCTTGTTCCTTCTGCAATTCTCTAGCAGGAGCATTGTTTTCCCATACTTCCTGTTTCTTTGCTGAGGCATTCATGTCCTTACCCATCTCATAACTATCACCAAATATTTCGTATAATCCTGCCATCTTAGTCTCCTCCAAATACACTGCCAAGGCCACCAGCAACACCACCAATAGCACCCATGAAGGCACCACCTGACTGCTTAGGTCCTTTGCCTACATAGGCCATCTCTGTGTCCCAACCTTCTGCATTAACATCATTAATCTGATTAGGATTATTTGGAGCAAAATGTCCTGTCTGTTTATCAGTTAACATTCCTTCGTCAAAGTCAACTGGCCTGCCTTGGAAGAGTGGACTATTAGTCCCATAATCCATGAAGCCTAATTTAGCTTGAGCTACTTCAGTTTCAACATTTCTATTAGCCATGACCTTACCAGTCTCTGACTTATTTCGTGCCATACCTTTCATTGCCATAGCTAAACCAGATCCAGGATTAATACCCTGTGCGCCAAGGTCTTGTGTGATAGCTTCAATCTCATTTTGATAGGCTAAGTTAAACTGCTCATTGTTTTGTGCCTTGACTGAACTAGGAGATAAGGATTCAAAGTGTCCTTTTATGTTGTCAGCCATGTCACCAAACTCACCTATGAGATTATCATAAGTACTTTGTAGTTGTTTGACCTGATACTTACTTCCCCACATACCTTGGTTTGCATGCCCTCTAGATACTGCATTGGCATTGTCTGCTTCCCACTGTGAGTCTTCTCTGTTGTTAGTAACTCCAGCTCTGTACTCATTACTTCTGTTTCGGTTAGCAGTGTAATCTGCATAAGCCTGATTCTTGTCAGAAGTGTAGTTACCTTCAGTTTGGTTGTTGGCATCTTTGTCACCTGCCATGCCCTTTACTGCCCCAGCTATTGCCATACCAGCTAACATCCACATATTATCTCCTTTATGAATACTATTTATTTCATTATAACATAATTGACCTTAAATGTCAATGTCTAATGTTATTATTCATTATTAATTATTTACTCGCTGAATATAGAGGATCTCCCATGACCCTATAACCATACACAGCACCATTAAATCTCAACTTCACCTGTAAAAAATTACCTTGAGCTTGTTTGGAGGGTAATACTATCCTAGCAGTACCTCTTCGCTGACTGACAAACTCAACCTTAGTTCTAACCTCTACATCATCTATGTATACAAAGACATCTAGTTCTCCTTCAAATAATACTTCAACAGATGTGAATATAATAGGAGCATTCATATCTCCAAAAGTGAACATGGGACTCTTATACTCTGCATCTGTCATTACAGGCACTATGTCTAAGGTGTGGATGTTGTATCTACCTACTACTGCCCCAACAAAACATGCTGTTGGTTCAATAGGTGTCTCTGGTCCATATAGACCCACATATGGGTCTGGACATTCTTTTGAAGTATCTGTTACACAGTCCCAGTCCTCGGGTGTTGGGGGTGAAGTGTAACAACCTATCTCAAAGTCATCTGTCTCAGGATACTTGTCTACATATTCCACATCTCCATATACTTCTCTGTGAAGTACATAGAAGGATCCATCATGGTGATAAGCCCCTATTGTCTTATGTCCTTTAGTTAACACATCTCTTAGATATGCAGGTTTATGGTTAGCAATAAACTGAGGCATCAAGTTGTAATCAATGAAAGGATTATACCTATGGTTCATATCTACCATAACTAAGCCATTATCATCTCCTACTAAGTACTTGTTCTGCCCTGATACAGCAGTCACCTCTTCACTAAACCCCTGCCGTGCAAAGAAGTCAAAGTCATAAGTGTTTGCTTCTAACTCCTCAACCTTACTCCCAGAGAAGACATAGAACCTTCTGTTGTACACCCATATGAGTGCCTTATGACCTATCTCAGATAAAGAACTGTTTGAAGCACAACCTATATCAGTTGAGACTACATTCACATCTAAGTTGAATGGGTCAGCACCTGTAATTAGATATAGGTAAGTTGACTCAGTGAATACTAAGATACCTCTATATACAGATGCTACACCTGTAATAGTTGAACCAAAGTTAAGCATAGTTAACTCACTCCAGGCATCAGGTCTACCCATAGATAGATACAACTGTGAACCTTTTGCTGCAGCAAGCCCATATTTTGTTGCCGCAAGGTATCTAAGGTCACCAGGATAAACTGCTCCCCATGTCCTAGCAAATATACCTAGTAAGTCATCTAGTAATGCAAAGGTTAATTCCTTCTTAGTGTTGTCCCAACTAATTGGACCTCTGTGCAAAGTAATGATACCTGCTGAGTCAATCTGACATACTAGTGCTGGTTGACTAATGTTATCACCCATTCTGTATATTCTCACATAGTCACCTGTAGCAGGCAACTTGTCAAGTGTAATGACTTGGTCAGATGCTAGTTCAACTGTGAAGTTAGTATCCCATGTCTTGTGACCTACTGAGTGACCTATTTCCTCTAAAGGACTTTCAAACCCTGCTGCAGAGTAAGTTGACATATAGTAGATATAATTAACTGCCTTAATCTTTACACCATCAGCAGGTGCAGTGTGTGCTGTCTGTACTGCATGGCCTACTATTGTATTTGCTACAACTGTAGATGCAAGTTTGCCTGCTCCATTTAACTTGTAAGGAATTCCAGCATTAATGATATACTCAGAACCTTGAAAGTGTCTAACCTTCTCAGTAACACTTTCAGTTGCATGGGATAGTGTGTATGCCTCACCTTCCTTAGGTGCTACTTGATAAGCATTGCTCCCTCTAGCAGGAAGTAGTTTCTGTACAGGTATGTAGTTGGCTGTCCTCATACCAGTACTGTCTAGTGCTATATTAGTAAAGATTTCTGCTTCAGTAGGGTAGACATTAAAGGGTGAGGTGAGGAAATTCCTACCTCCTGTAAAGTCTTTTACTTCTATTGATTGTGTTGCCATCTTATCTCCTTAGGCCATCTGGTACTGAGTCTGTCTTCTGCAGTACTTCAATCTTTTGCTCCGCTTCTTCCAAGCGAATCTCTAGCTCCTCCACCTTCTCATACAGCTTCTGCATGAGTTTCTCCACCTCTTCCATTACGATTTACGCATAATGTAGGCAAGTTTGACATAAGGTGGTAAGTTTGCATTCTTACCTGTAACACCTGCACTATCTACAGTTACAGTAGCATCCCCAATAGTTAAACTATGTTCATGTGAACCAGTCTCAGTAGTATCCTTGTCAATCAAATGAACTACTGAGCCTCTATCATAGCCTACATTACCTCCATAACCTGTGGTCCAGCCTGAATACTTATGTTTGTGAGCACCAGCTTTATTTACAGTCCCTGTGTGTTTGTGAGGTTGAGTTTTATGTGTATGTTCAACAACTACTGAGTCAGCAGACCCACCAGTATGTCCCATCTGAGACTGGTCATCTGTACCTAATGCAAACTTGTGCACTAAGTCAGGTGTCCCATTTCTACCATTACACAAAGCCCAACTAACAGGAATCTTTGACAGTGCACCTGAGTATTGGATGATTCCACCAATAGGTACATTAGATTCTGCCTTACCAATAGCATCAAGAACTTCTTGTAAACTAACACCTAAAGCAAAAATAACTCCATGCTGATCTTTAGAGTATGCCTTCTTGCCTTCAACATCAATAGCTAACCCACCTTTTGGAATGTCTGTGTGAGCAGGTTTACCTGAACCCATTTTGAATAAATCACTAAACTTCATTTTATCTCCTTTAATTAAACTATAGCACCACGTGCATTACCTGTAACTGACCCTGAAACCAAGAACCTTTTACCAGTTATAGCCTTACCACCAGCTGTTCCATTTGCTCCATAACTACCACTGCCCTGACCTCTAGCACCTTTGGTACCTGCTACGCCCCAGTCACCACCATGACCTCCAGCACCACCAGTGTAACCTCTACCACCAGTCTTACCTGTACCACCTGTATAGCCTCCTGCAGGACTAGATGGGTGTCCTCTTGAACCTCCATGGCCTCCAGCACCACTGGCACCTGCATGACCTGCAACAGAGTTTGTAAAGCCATGTGAACCAAGTCCACCAGCTCCACCTGCACCACCATTACCTCCACGACCACCAGCACCACCAGCTCCACCTCTATATAGTTGTGATGTTGTATAGTGCTCAACTGTGCTGTACCAATAAAAACCACCTGCTTGTGAGAATAATCCACCTTTTGTGATTGTTCCACGTCCACCTTTGACTGACCCAGGATTTCCCGAATGAGACTGTCCCCAAACAGTTGAGGTTGAGTACATACCAGCTAATTTTACTGCCCATGCTTTACCAGTGTTACTATTATAAGCTTTAGTATGGGTAGTCGTAACTGTTTTGTTACTTGCATGGGTACCTACACCACCTGTAACACCTAAGTGACCTGTACCACCTTTACCACCATTACCTCCACCTGCAAATAAAAAACCTTTGTTAATTAATTTAAGTGGGCTAGATAATGCCACAGCTGTACCTCCAGGAGTTGCACCATAAATACCTGGCCACTTGAGAGCAGTTGTGGGTGCAGGAACTTCTACTGTCACATGAAGACCTGCAAGGTTTCCACTAACAAGTTTCTGCACTCTATAGTCTAACTTAACCTTAATGTATAGTGCATGGTGAGGATTATACTTATCAATCAGGGCCTTTACATTAAGGCCTCCTGATCCTCCATAACCATCAGAGACATTTATAGTTATTTCTTTACGCCATACAACCGCGCCATTAGCCCGGATCTCATTGACGTCTATTCCATTGCCATGGACATTATGTATGGCTGGTTGTACTACTGTCATGCGTTAGCTCCTGTATTTGTCAGGTATAGAACTCCACCTGCAACTCTCATTTTAACTAGTCCAGCAACAGTGCTAGTTGCATTCTGATTCTTATGAACTAAGCTCTGCAACCAACTAGCATGTTTCAATGTATTAGGTTTCACTAGTTTATTAACTACAGTACCTGCATCGACTTCTGCTTGTGTTGCCCATACTAATACTGGTGTATGTCCAGCAGTTCCTGTTGCTCCTTTAGCTCCTACATCACCTTTGATACCTTGGATACCATCATGACCTATTGGACCTAAGGCTCCTTGAGAACCATTAGCCCCTTTAGGTCCAGCAGTTCCTGTTGCACCTTGGTCACCTTTAGGACCAGTTGAGCCTTGAACTCCATCTACACCATCTACACCATCTCTACCTACTAAACCTGGATCACCTTTAGGTCCTTGTGTACCAGTCCCACCTCTTGGGCCTTCTCCACCTGTGAGGCCATTAGGTCCCCTTGGACCTGCAGGTCCTTCTGGACCTACATCACCTTTATGACCTGGTTGACCTGTAGGACCTTCATGACCTTGTAAACCTCTAGGACCTTGAACTCCATCTAAACCTTTAGTTCCTTCTGGACCTTGCACATGACCTAATTCATGCCAACTAGCATTTATTGGATCATGTGGAGGAGTTGGACTATCAAATATCCACATACTACCAGTGCTAAGAACTAAGTATGAGGCACCTAGCTCAGGCGTTTGAAGTGCATGAAGTGCAGTCTCATCAGCTAAGGCACCAATGAAGTGAATACCTGAACCAGTCAAACCTTTAGCTCCTCTAGGACCTTCTACTCCTGCTGAACCAGTTGGACCTTGTACTCCTTCTGGACCAGCATGACCATCTGGACCTCTTGCACCAACAAGTCCTGCTGACCCATCTTGGCCTGGTGAACCTTTTAAGCCTGTACCACCAGTGTGACCATCAGGTCCTTGGATACCTTCTACACCTCTGTCACCTTTAGGCCCAGTTGCTCCAGTTGCTCCATCATGACCATCTTGACCTACCACATTAGTTACAGGTCCAAGTGTCTGCCAGTCTGATGCTCCATCTACATTAACAATTCCTACACCACTAGTTGAGATCCACAAGTCACCTATAACACCAGTTACAGGATGTGTTCCCACACCTTTAAATGTCATACCCGTAGCAACTGAGGCAGGACCTTTTGGACCCATAGGCCCCTCATCACCTTTTGCACCTGCTAAACCTACATTACCTTGAGGACCTGTTTTACCCATTACACCTGCAGCACCTGTTGAACCTGTTGAACCAGTTGTTCCTGTAGTACCTTGTTGACCAGTTGCTCCTGCTGGACCATCTGATCCATGAGCACCATTAGAACCTGGAACTCCTTGAGGTCCTTCTGCTCCTGTTGGGCCTGCATGACCTGGAACACCTTGGTTACCTGCTGGACCTCTTACATGACCAGCCTCCAACCATTGAGTACCATCCCAAACCCATAAGTTACCTGAGTCTGAGGCTAAGTGAGCTTCACCTACTACAGTTCCAGCTGTTGGTAAACTACCTGCATCTGGCACTACACCTGCTATTTTGATACCTAGGCCTACATCACCCTTAACACCTGTATGACCAGTTGGACCTTCTGTACCCTGAGGTCCTCTGAGTCCATCTTGTCCATCATGACCTACTTTACCTCTTGGACCTGGTGAACCTACTGCTCCTGTGATACCTATATCACCTCTTGGACCAGTTGTTCCCATATCACCTTTTTGACCTGCATTACCTTGAGGACCTGCTATTCCATGGTCACCTACAGGACCTGGATTACCTTGGATACCTCTAAGACCTGTATTACCTGCTGGACCTCTTGGTCCACTTACTCCAGGTGCACCTTGTCCACCAGCTGGTCCTAGTGGACCTTCTGGGCCTGCCATACCTCTTGGACCTAGCTCACCTCTAACACCCTCATCTCCATGCTCACCTTTAAGGCCTTTTAATTCAGTTAAGAAATCACCTACTCCACCTACTCCACCTGCATCTAACCAAGCTTGATAAGCAGAAATACCATTAGTACCATTTGACCCATCTGCACCATCAACACCTGAAGGACCTTGGATTGCTCCTACATACTTCCAGTGTAAATGTCCAGCACCACCACCATCACTAATAAGTCCATGGCCATTGTCTGTCCCTGTACTCTTAATGAGCCACATATCACCTGCATGACCTAGTTTAGCTTCAATGGTTGCTCTTGCATCAGCACCTTTTATAACTACACCAGTTCCTTGAACACCTTGTAGGCCTCTTTGACCTGGAACTCCTTGAGTACCATGCACACCTTGTATACCTTGTGGGCCTACTAATCCTGCATTACCTCTAGGCCCATTAACACCTGGGAATCCTCTAAGGCCTCTTGGACCTGTTGGACCAATATCACCTTGACCACCTCTAGGACCTAATAGTCCTGGCATACCTACTGGACCCTCTGAGCCTCTAGCACCTAGTGGTCCTGCAGGTCCTGAAATAATACTAGTTGCATGCCAAGTTCCATAACCCCAAATGTATAATACACTTGTGTCAACTGCTACTCTAGCATCTCCACCCATATTACCAAGTAATGGTAAGTCAGTTGAGCCAGGCACAGGTGACAGAAGTCTAATACCCTGACCTGCTATACCCTGAATACCTCTAGAACCTGCTATACCTTGGGCTCCATGAGGTCCCACAGGTCCTGGTACAGTTGATTGAGCACCTTTGTCTCCTGTGTAACCTCTAGGCCCATCTGCACCAGTTTGACCAGTTAGACCTGTCTGACCTTGGGCACCTTCTATACCATTAATACCTTGTGGGCCATCTGGACCTACGGAACCTGTTGGACCCATAGGACCTTCTAAGCCTTCTGGACCTTTTAGTTCAGGTAGTGCTAACCAAGCAGTTCCTGACCATAGAATAGCACTATTTATTCCATGAGAAGCAGAGGAGTCTGTAGCAATCCATATATCACCTTTAACTGGGCTAGGCTTAAGAATGATATTAGCATAGGTATCTTGACCCAAAATTCTAATACCATAACCCATAGGACCTGCTGGGCCTGCAATACCTTGTGGACCAATAGGTCCTTGCTCAATAGTAAAGACAAGTGAGTTTGCAGATGAGTCAAATACAACACCAGTTGTTTGCCCTAAGGTTGCTGCAACACCTAACTGCTTCCAGCTATCTAAGGAGGACTTTACCGCCATGATTTCAGGCAGATGTTCATTAACCTGAACTAAGTGTGGAAGTTCTGATGCTACTGCTTCAATACCTGGGTACTTAAGGTCAAGTACTTCCTGCAAAGTCTTACCTTGTTCAAAAGGTAAGTTCTTGGCATTAATCTCATGGACTGTGAACTCCTGACCAAATCTAGTAACTGTTCTAATACCTTCACCCCAGAATAAATCCTCAAGACCTAGTCTTGTAAACTCAACCTGGTATTCATCCCCTACCTGTTTAATCTTTGCCATGTCTGCTCCTTATCTGTCAAATGGTGTTCTGTATCTGTCTGTCTTAGCTGTATTTCTAAAGCCACCTGTGAAGTCTTTCTTCTTAATTGCTTGGACTTCAGTCTCATCTAACCCATACATCTGTAAGTATGACTTACCCTTCTCAATGTTCTCTGTTCTACCAGAGGAGATGAGTAAGTTACCTGCAGTACCATAAATTAGTGCATTTACATTGATCTCACTCATAAATAAGTCAGATGAGTCTAAGTTTGATTCTTTAACTCTTTCTGGAATATATGCTCCATACACCGTAACAACCTCAGTTAGACTGTAGCCTGCTACAGTACCTAAAGGTTTGTCTGCTGTAAACTTAGCACCTGTTGGTGTATGTAAGTATAAATAGCTAATGTACTCATTGGATGTGTTACTAAGCTCCCCTAGTAACAACAAGTCAGATAGTGCTGGGTGTAACTGTGTATCAGTTAAGATAGGATAAGGTTTAACCAGTCTATCTGATAGGTTGTTATATACTAAAAACTTTAACTCAGCTTCAGTTAACTCAGACTCCCATTTAGGAAAGTGTAAATCCATATCTTCTTGAGATACAAACTCAATCTTTTCTCCTCTGTATATAGCTCTTGTAGGTCTCTCAATTCGGTTAGGCAGTGTATACTCAACCTTATTCTCTGCTAGTGGCATATAGTCATGAGTTTCAAACAGACTAGTTTTGTTAGCTAAATCTCTGTAAGTATTATTCATCTCAGTAATAATTTGAGCTAATCCAAATCTAGCGAAGTTTGAATTCTCTACCTTATAGTTGATTGCTTCTATTACATCATTAAATGTCATTTGTGTGCCTCCACTTTTTTGATAGATATAACCTCAACAGTTGTCTTGTGAGCAGTCTTAGGCTGGAAATACAACCTTGTCTCTGTTTTAGTTGCCTTGAACTTATCTATGGTTATGATATGATCTTTATTTACAACTGTAAGTTTAGCGGGATTGCTTGTTCTTGAACTATCACTAAAGAAAACCCATACAGCTCTGTCTATCTTTAGTTTGACTTCATACTCTGTGCCTGGAATTGTTGGTACATGGAGAACTATACTATGTTTAGCTACCTTTAGATCAGATATCAACCAGAAGTGATTTATGTCTGCAATCTTATGTTCTTTAACCCCTGCCTCTATAGTATAGTTTGAGATGTGTAATACTCCATCTTCAAAAGGCATAACTCTCTCACCTTTATTGCTAAGCAGTTGACCTCGTTTTGCTGAGGTGATATGACCATTTAATCTGGAGATTGTATTATTAGCTTCTGGATTGGTAGCATGAATGGTGAAGTTTGCATCTGAAGGTAGGATAGTTGTAACACACCCAGCCTTGCCTGTAATCTCCTCCACCCTCCAACCTTCTCCAATAAAGCTAACATGACTACCTGCCACAGGCCTTGAATCTTGAGGTTTGTTATAGTATATAATACACATATTGTAGAAGCTATCTTTAACTATGGGTACTTTGACTGGAATTGGTACTACTGCGTCAACGCTTGGTACTCTGGGTACATCTGATACTATGCTAACATTGTACTTGTTGTCAACAATTTTGACAGTACAAGTGCTAGCTAATGTACTTATAGTTAATAATAGTGCTAGAATTAAGTGGTGCATACTCTTCCTTTAGGGTGGCATGGTTTAACCCATGCCTAGTTTAATTTAAGGCCAAACCCATATGAAACCAATGCTCTTTGACTGCTTCAACTGAAGCGATCTATTCATTGACTCCTTTATGAGTCTGAGTTTTTAAAGATCATAAGGTCTTACGCCTCAACCACATAATGTAGTTCCTAGTTTTTATGTTCGCTTCTGGACTTACATATTGCTGAATATTTGTTATTGAAGCATTGGTCTTATTCTATGCCAATTATCTACCTTTAAGAGTTAAACCTAGTTCCCATATACCTAGTGACAGGACCATGCCTATCACAAGTACAATGAGTCCAACTAGTATAATTCTAGGGGTGTTCATGTAATGCCTTATGTTTGTTTACATCCTCAATAAAATCAACTTTAGCAGTTGTGGTTTCCACTAGGTCAATATTAATCTTATCTGTCTTACCATCAATGCTATTCAACCTAACATTGTGGTTCTCATTAAACTTGTAATCTTTATATGGTAGTGTAGATACCTTATCAATCACCTCAAGCATATGCTTGTGCTGTATCTCTGAAATATCACCTCTATATGTCACTTGAATAGGTGGCTTGGTAACTACAAAACCACCTCTCTCATTCTCTGTATCAACTAAGGGTGATTGCATAGCACACCCAGTGACACAAAAGGCTAATATTAGATAATGACCCATGTTGCTTTACCTCCTGCAACTTTAAGCTTATACTCTCCATCAGCAGTTGGTGCTGCAGGTACATTGTGTGAACCATGTGTAACATGAGTAGCACCACCATTTGCAGGTATCTCTACATGAGTTACTTCCCAATCACTAGCTGGGTCGTGAGCATCTGTCTTTTTGATAGTTACAAATGCACCTTTCTCAATCCAAAGTTTTACAACACCATTAGGTGTTCCTGCAAGTCCTGCACTTCTTAGTCGAATTGGTTGACCTGTCTGGTCAGCAACATGAGGTAACATATAACCCCATGCAGGGTCACCATCTGGAATCTCTGGGCTTCCAGGTGCCATAATTAGTTGGATTACATGCTCTTTACCATCCATAAGGTCAGTACCAAACAAGTTTGCATACATATTGGTTTTAATAGTAGTAAAACCACTTGCAATCCCTACTGCAATTTCACCTGTAGACACTGTTAAATGCTTAACTGCACCTAGACCTTTATGAAAGGCTTGTCTCATTTTGTCTGCAGTTATATCTCCACCAGTATTGTCTGGTAATAACAGGTCTATATCATCTAAAATTTTTGACATCTATTCTCCTTAGTTATATGCACTATCAAATGCATTGCTGAATTCTACATTACCTACAGGAGGAATGAAGTTGTTAGAAACACCATATGTTTGATTGTCTACCTCTACACCTTTTGCATCAACTAAACTCTCAGTTGGGTGTTGGTCGTTGTATGCCCAAGTAACTACATCACCTAACTTAAAGTCTGGGTGATGTACAATAGCCATAAGATTGGGTGTTGAGGGGTGGATTACTACTGCTTGTGGATGAATAGGTGCTCCACCATTAATGATTAGTGATATAGCATCTTTAATGTGAGCTGAAGCTGTAATAGGTCTGTCCCAATGAACTAATATGCCATCAGGATTTGACGGGTTGATTTCTGAGTACTGTACTGCAGGTATGTGAGGTAAGACACCCCCACCTGCAACACTTCTACTTCCCATTAATCCCATGCCTAAATTCATAACTTATCCTATAGAGAACTTACCACCAAATGTGATGGTTTTGGTTCCAGGAGTGATTGAGTATCTACTACCTGCAAGAACTGTTGTAGTTTTTGGTGTACCTGCTTCAGGTGTTACTGTTACAGTTCCACCTGTTGTGAACTCAACTACATCATCTGTTTGTTGTACTGTATAAGGAGATGTTTCATCACCTCTACCTAATGGCATTGCTTGAATGTTCTTATCCATTTTTAGTTCCTTTAAGGTCTACTGCCTTAGTCTCAACTTTTGTCTCTTCGGGTGCATCTGATGTGATTACGCCATCTTCTGCAGCCTTTAAGTGTTCACCTACTGTGCTGTTAAGTAACGCTCCATGTTCTACTGTTGGCATATCAAACTCCTTTAATAAGTTTTAGTAGCAGGCCCAATGGCCTGCTGAAAAACTCACTGATTACTCAGTAAACATTCCCCGTCTGTGCTCAAGATCAATGTACTGGAAGATTACCTCAACCTGACCTTCAACTGATCCACCCAAAGCGACTGTTGCTACAATGTCTTGAGCTACATCACTAATTTTGTCAAGGCCTTTCGTACCTTTAACAACCGCTACTGCTTTACAAGTTGCAGATGCTGTCCATTTGTCAGCAGTTGTACCATCACCAACACCAATAGTTGCCGCTTTGTCAAACAACTTTGTAGTGCTAGTGTATACAGCTAAGAGCAATGCTCCCGCTGGTAATACACCAATCTTGTAAGCTCCATCTGGTCTAGACACACCTTTACGGTCTGCAGCAGTGACAGTTCCCACTGTCGCTACTACATCACAAGTGTGCCCATTCCAGTTTTGTTCTGAAATATCTTCTGGTTTTCCCATCTAGGACTCCTTACTTTCCAACACCGGCATATGTATCAACAGCGATAACACCGTAGTCCATATTACCAATGCGGGCTTCATCATAATCAACAGTCTCTGGAAGAAGCTGTGTTTTCTGAACGTTGAACCATACTTCTAATAGTGACTCAGAAGTGATCTTGTGATCTTGTGAGAACTGCAAGTTATAATCAGGTTCCATACCCATACCATATTGCATAGCACCTGCACCAAGAAGAACTGATCTCGCAGCAATCTTTTTACCTGTAGCTCCAAAACCTTTTTCACCTGTGTAAAGACCATCTTCATCAAGTTTACGGAATCCAGTGATTTCTGGTTTAGTCTTACCTGCACGTCTGTCGGTAGATGTACCGAAGAATACTGGAGCAACTGATACCATCAACTGACCGATCTTAACTGGTTGACCTCGGAACAAGAAGTTGTTAGCACCTCTTACATCACCTTGAGCAACTAAGTCTTGGAAACGTGTGTCTTTCTTCAACTGGAAGAATGCTGTGTTATCTAGAAGCAAGTTCCATACAACTTCACCATCTGCGATTCTGAATGGCTTAAGAGGCATTCTCTTTGAACCTTTCGCAAATCTATCACCCTCAATCATGTTCTCTGTAAGCGTAAGAATATAGCTGTAAGACATAATATCCGTAGCTAGCAAGTCAGCAACTGATGCTCTATCATTTGGACGATAGATGTGTGAGTTATCTAGGTTGTCCAGTCTACCTTGTACTGAGTCAAAGTGACATTGATCTTTATGTCTTACCCATAAGTCAGACAATTTGCTCATTGAGTCACCATGTTCTGTGATACTCAAGTCACCAATCTCTTTACCTTTGAACTTATCACCATTGTTAACTGGGATACGCCCTCTACGGATTTTGAGTGCAGTTGAGAATTTTCTCTTGCCTTCACCTTTACCCCATGCTTGTTCTCTGTCAAGTGCCATTTCACCTGTCAAATAACCATCATAGTCAAAGATCATTAAGTTACCCTCGGCCACATTTGTCATGTTTTTCTGGTAGACAACTGAATCCGCTGAGAATCCTGTGTATGCTGCCCAGAATGACTTTGCCGCATCTTGAATTAGTCCTTCTTTTACCCAACCTTTACGGATGAGGTCAGAGTTGTAATCCAAGAACGCTGTTTCATTACCTCTCATAATAATTCCTTATATGTATTGTTAGATCTAAACAAACTGCTTAGACCAATCTTGCATGTTTTGTTTCTCTTTCGATGACTGTGAAGGATCCGCTGAGCCTGCTACACCACCTAAGTCCGGTGAGTTAGGTGCTTTTGCAGATTTTACGGGTGCTGTACGGATAAGCACAGCGCCTTGTTCAAAGAACTCTTCAGCAGTAATTGTACCTGCTACTAAGTCATCTTGTAAACCAACAGGTATGAGCTTAGTGAATGTAGATGGGTCAAGATCAGTATTCGCTGTAAAGAAGTCATCAGCAACCTGCCGGTTTTCTGCTTGCTTCTGTTCAGTGAGTTGAACTTGTACTTTCTCATCTACTCTTTTCCCTAAGTCAGTTTTTGCCTGTTTGCGAGCATTAGTTTCAAGTGTGTTGACTTCTTGTCTCCAAGCATCCGGGTCTCGGTACTTTAAGTCATCAAGTCTTGCAACAGTTTCGCTATCAAGAGTTAACTGAGTGTTTCCAGCAGTGACGTCTTGCAAAACATCATTTTCTGCTCGGAGTCTCGCATTCTCTTGTTGAAGTGGAGTGAGCATTGACTGCGTATCTCGTCTCCTCTTCTCTGAGTTTTCAGCTTTCTTCTGCCAGTCCGCATTAGAAGTTGATTTATCAGCTTCTGAACCGGAAGTCTTGTTAGAGTGTTCCATATTCATCCTTTGTAATTTGTTATATAGGCCTATATATTTTATCACCTAATACAATATTATAACATAATAGTTGACATTTTACCCACTTTCTGCTATAATTAATAATGAATAATAACATCAAATTATTTTGTTGATTTAAGCTAGCTTTAAGGTAGTTTGTGATAGTTATTACATTAATATATAGGAGTGAGAAGATGGGTTCCAAGGTAATTAGTTTTTCAGTAGCAGACAGTGAGTTAGAGTGGTGGGAAGAGTTTGAGGAAACTATACCTGTAAATAAGCGTAGTGAACACTTACTTAGGATTATAAAGGACTTTCATATAAGCCCTGAGATGAGTGCTATAGAGAAAGAGTTCAACCAATACTGCATAAAGAACAATCTGTCTAAAGATGCACAGCTAGGGCTGTTACTTGGACCATACAGAGTATGGGGAGGAGATCCTGATGTGGAGTAATACAATACAAAAGCTAAAATCAGAGGGTATGAGTCTAATGGCCATATCTAAAGAGCTAGGTATTCCCCTTAGTCAAGTACTTGCTGAAGACAAGCCAGCTGTAGCCCTATTCACTGAGACTAAGGTAACTAAGGCCATCACAGTTAAAGAGTCAGAATCTGAAGAAGATAGCTTAAAAACTAGTCTTAAGTCTGCTGCAGTTGCTGCAGTACAAGCAATCACTACTAGCCTTAAGGATGCTGATGCAGGGGAAATTAGCAAACTGTCTGACTCCATAGCTAAGATGCATACAGCTCTCTTTAAAACAGACCCTGGTACTGTGATTAATATCCAGGCTAATCAACTAAGTCAGTTCCGTAGCGTACTTAAGGACTAGCATGGAACGTAAACTAATTCCATGGAACCTCAGCATACCCAGGACTGAGTTCCTACAGAGATTTCCTACTATGGACCCTTATTTGTTTGAGACTGAGCCTGCCAGTGACAAGGACATGGTTGAGAACTACCTACCCTCCAGACTGTGGCGTCTTGTCAATCTATACACTATTGTAGACAAATGGGGTCAGCGTATTCACTTCACTCCTAACAGGGCACAGGTTATAGTCTACTGGTACTTCCTTCAACACCCACGCCTTATCATCCTCAAGTCTAGGCAGCAAGGTATCTCAACCTTATGGCTAATCATGTTCTTTGACACTGCCATAACAATTCCTGACTATACAGGTGGTCTGATGGCACAAGGTAAGCGTGAGGCTTCAATCCTACTAACTAGGACTAAACTGCTTTGGAGCACACTGGATGAGAATGTGAAAGGCTTCCTTATGCTTGCACTAGTTAAAGATAACACAGACACTGTGGAGTTCACTAACAACTCACAAGTTCTAATTGGTGTATCATTTAGATCCCAGACACTACAAGCCCTACATATCTCAGAGTTTGGTAAAATAGCCAATGAAAACCCTAAGCGTGCTGAAGAGACTAAGACTGGATCACTACAAGCCATTGCTCAGGGTAACGCCGCGATTATTGAGTCAACTGCTGAAGGAACAAATGAGTTTAGATATATGTGGGATGAGGCAGAAGGTGTTAAGCCTGAGGAGAGAGCACCTAAAGACTTCCTCCCTGTGTTCCTGTCTTGGCATGAGGACCCAGACTGTAACCTGGCTATAGATCAATCTTCCACTCAAGAATCACTAGACTACTTCTCAGAACATGAGCTTAATGGGTGGACCTTCACCCGAGAGCAGAAGAACTGGTGGATCTCTCAATACAGAGAGCTCAAGACTAAGATCTACCAGGAATACCCACTTACTGCTGAGGAAGCCTTCAAGGCCTCACGAATGGGTGCTTACTGGCACAATGCCTGGAAGGACTTCGGCCTCATCGGTGCAGTCGACTCCCCTGACCATGTACCTCACCTCTACAACCCGCAACTACCCCTATACTGCTTCATGGACCTAGGTGTAAATGACACCAACACTGTAGGCCTAATACAGTTCTACAACAAGCGGCGCACTATCGTGTGGGAATATGGCAACTCAAACCAAGGCGTCAAGCACTACGCCATGAAGATCAAGCAGTTCACCTCCTCCATCGGAGCCTCCTTACCCCAACTCTTCCTCCCACATGACGGAACTAAGCGTAGTCAAGTCGACCTACAAACAGCGGAACAAGCCTATAGGGAAGAAGGCTTCACTGTCATTATGCTTGAACGCCCTACCAACAAACTAGTAGCTATCAACCAAGTCCGTAGCGAAATAGAGAAGAGCTATGTTGAAGTTGACCAAGCATGTCCATATTGCATAGCTACCTTCGCCAACTACAGCCGAGAATGGGACCCAAAGTTGGAACAATGGAAGAAAGAACCTAAGCATGATGAGTGGTCACACTGGGCCGACCTTGTTATCTACATCACTATGCCAGCACTAAAGGACCCATATACTGTTACTTATGGGAGCGGTCGAAGAAGACCTCAGGGGCATGCTGTGTAGTCTTCTGTGGTTTGGTGGTTGATATTTAATAATATGAATGTTTCACGTGAAACAAGGTCTGGGTTTTGGGTGGTTTTGTGTTTGGTAGGGGGGCTGTTGGGTTGCTTAATTGGTGGGCTGAAATTTTGAAAAATTATATTATGTAATTGTTCCTGGTTGGCCCATCCGCCCCGGGGGGCATGCCTTGACACCCCCCTGCACCCACCGGGGGTAGCCATATACTTAAGCTGAAGAGAAGGAGAAACATCAATTATATATATAACCTAAACACATATCACAACATAACAACACACTATCCTAGCATATCACATTGACATACATCACAATTATAAGCAAAGCACATACCATATCATTACATATACCAATATATCATATTAATCAATATCATATCAATCATCATATCATTATACACAATATATCATAATACCCCTACAATGTCACATAACCGGTGCATAAACACATTGTAACACATTAATCATACAATGTATCACATAATGTATAATAATGCCTTCACGTTGATTTGTAACATATTGTAACACATATATAACATTATTATAACAATGTTATAACATTAACCTCATATTAAGGATATTATGATATTTATATACATTATATAAAATGTCACATATCATCATCAGTTCAACTGATGGGATCATCAATAAATTCAATGATTAATTGGTTGACATATTGTTATAATTACAATATAATACAATATAACAATTAAACATTGTAATAACACATATTCAATATGTGTTCATAATGTTGCAATTGTTAATAAATCAAATTTTGAAATTTGATGTCAAATTGGTTGACATTGTTTTAAAATTGTGATATAATTCATTATAACAATTTGATACACCAAATGTTATACATGATATAAATACAATATGTGAGGACATAAATATGACTGTAATTGAACAACTTGACCATGTACACAAAACGCTGACCCGTAATACGCAGGATCTCTATGACATTGAGAAATTGCTAGAGGATGACCCAGGTGATAAAATTGGACACCTAGGAATGTATTTCAGAATGCAGTGGGCCTATGAGGTTGCTAGGATCTTGGATGCACCTGAAAAATATTTCTGTGATGAGGATTTTATTGAAATATTTGAAACACCATTTGAGACCAATGCTATGGGATTATTATCTTATGTTGCTACAAGGAGGTACTATGAGTGCTAACTGAGCATTTCTAAGGAAAATTGTGTATTATACCATTGTATATTGTTTTATTATATTATTACATTAATACATAAATAATAATTATATATGAACTGTACCTATATTATATACTATACAGCCTTCGTATTAATTATGTATTTTTATATATTTTGTTATAATTGTGTTATACCATTTCACTAACCCCTGAAATAAATAACAAATTTCAACCCATTTCCGGTTGACATTGACACAATTTTATGTTATAATACATCACATTATAACAATATGACTATAAGAGAACCTAAGCAGTCCTCACCTTGGGTTCTCTCATGGTCATGATAAAATTATCAACCATACCATTGTTTTAGACAGACCATCACGCCTCCATTAGGCCAAACACACTATAGATATAAGGAACTACAATGTCAAAAAAGAATACTGAAACAACTGAAACACCAACACTAACGCTCAAGAAAACCATGCTTGGGCTTCATGCGATTTTACTCTCCGCTCAGGTCAACACCTTAGTTGATGCATCTGTTTGGGATAAAATCATTGCTGAGATGACGCCAAAGACGCCTGCTACGGGTACTGTGACACCAAGAGAGATTACAATCCTCAAGGATGCTGAGCAGAACGTGATTGGTAGAATGTGTACTCTGTCTAAGAAATGGTTTCCCATCTCTGAGTTTTTCAAGGGTACTGCTGTCATTAAGTCATTAGATCAGGAAAAGGCTAAAATCTACAATGCGGCGAAAAAGATGGAGAAAGATGCTGATGCCATTAGAGATGAGGCGAAAACTGCAGAAACTCCTGAAGAGAAGTTGGCAGTATATGAGCGCTATGAGACTGCCATTGATGAGGCGAAACTTGCTCGTGCCATTGAGGTTGACCCTGCCATCATTGAGACGGCATCAGTTGGTGGTTTTGATACCATTGAAGGATTAGCGGTTGAACTTGGTGTGGTGCTTGGTGAGACTGCCAACATCCCAAAACCTAAGGAGGAGAAGGTTGAAACTGCTGAAGACACTGCTACTGTTGAAGCATAAGTAACAGATCCTGAGGCATAAGTACACTCGAGCCCAACACGCTCAAAAGGTCCTAGTGACCTTAGTTATGTAGTGTTGGGCTTTTTATTAGATTTATGTTATAATGCGTTATAACATTATTGTAACAAAACCATATAACTGAACAGTTAGAACATAGGAGAAAATAAATGGCAGAACTTCAAACTATTAGTACTGAGAAGGACTATGAGTATTACACAGGCAACCCACCTTGGGAGAAAAGGATTATAGTCGCTATTGAGTATGGAGACATTAGTAAGCATATGCTTGCTAAGTTTGGGTCCAAGATAGTTGGGTATTCAGACACTCAAGTTCGAGTGGCAGTATATCAACATAATGAGATGCACTGGGGTTTGCTAGAAAGCAATTTCCTTACACCTAAACAGATGGAAGAAATTTCACTACACAAAGAAAGTTGGGAGAATTAACATGAGTAAAGTATTTAAGGTGACTATAGGTCTACCAAACAAACCGGTTGAGTTTTTCACATCTAAATTAGCGTTTAAAACTTATATTAATGTATGGGTTGACCACGAGATTTGGTTTGATGTAGAGTTTCCTGAGGCAGACTCATTTGAGTATGCAGAATGGTTGGCACAGGATTTAGAGGTTCAAGGTAAACAATTAAGCACAGGAGAAGAAAATGCAAAGTAATTTTATAGCAGGCAATATTAGTAAGACACATATCAGAGCGGACGACTATGCGGGTGAGAAGGCAATAGTGCTGTCAAGGATTATTAGTTCTAAGATGGTTCAGGTGACTATTCAGGACTCAAGTAACATTGAGGAATATCCTCGTGCTAACTTCATTGTTATGTACTTTGATGTTACGGATGAGATGTTTGTTAAGATTAGTGACAGACCTAATATACTTGAGGAGGATTAGATGAGTATTTTACACACTGTGTTAGATATTATAAATAATGAAAAACCTAAGACTTATGCAAATGCATTTGACTTTGAGGCTGATACACCAGTAGTGTCTACTGAACCTAAGGTGATATACAAAACTACAGAAGAGTTAGAACAGTTTTATGCAGATGGGACAAAACAGAGGAAGGAGAAGTTAGTTAAGGAGAGTAAGAGGCTGGAAAAACTTGAAGTTAAAAGACAAGAAAAGGCCAAGGTGGCAGAGAAAAAGGCAAGAGCACGACTTACAGCATCAGGTAAAAAGGACATAGCCAAGTGGAAAGCACAGAGAGTTAAGGCTGAGGCAAAAGTCTTTACTGAAACAAAAGCAAGTCAAACTATCATTGAACTTAAGAAGCAAGAAGAAGAGTTGTTAGCACAAGTTGTAGCTACTGAGGAGGCACAGAAACAAGCAGAATTAGCAATTCAGAGATTGGATGCTAAGAAGGCAGAGTTACAAGCAGAGAAAGCCTCACTACAAGTTGAACAGGAGTTGAATGTTGTTCTTGAAGAGAAGATTAAGACCATACAGCAAACAGTAGTGTTGCAGACCAAACTTGGTGCTATCACAGAGGTGTTACATAAACTACAAGCACAGATTAGAGTGGCACAAAACTTAGAACGGGTATTCACTCAGAGACAAAGAACTGAACTATTGATTAGATCAGGAGGCAAGTGTCAATCCTGTGGGGATGCAGTTAACATTGATACATTTGAGGCCGACCATATCATACCTTATAGTAAAGGTGGTGAGACAGTGGTTGAGAATGGACAGTGTCTGTGTAGAAACTGTAACAGAACAAAGTCAAACAACTAAAAGGAGTATAGAATGAAGATTAGTAAACTCATTGAGGTGCTACAAGGCCTCACACCAGAACAGCAGGAACTGCACATTATAACTGCTGTTAGGAATAAAGAGTCGGGAATTATAGACTACAGGGGCATCAGTCAGGTGTTCCAGTCTAAGGATGTTCTTGGAGAATTAAGAATTGTACTAGCAGATGGTACGAAAGGTCAGTAATGATAGATTTAAAACAGATTGTAGTTGATAGAGATGGGAACAAGTTAACAATAGTGGGCATAGTTCTCCATGATAAGGATAACAAACCTAACAACCTTAGTTTTTCTGCCTTTGTGGATAGTTTCACTGAATATGTGGACCCAAAGGACATTGAGATTGAGCGACTGAACAAGGTTATAGCTAATCTAAAACTCAAAGGTAAAAAACCACGTAAGGTGAGACGTAAACTCCTACCGGGCGAACTCATAGAGATTAAGGAACTTATAGATAAAGGTGAAGGCAATACTGCCATTAGCAAAGAGTATGATTGTTCTGACTCAACTATTAGTCGGATTAGAATTGAGCACATGAAAGGAAAACCAGATGGTGAACAAAACCAGTCAGACTCACCTGAATAATACACCTGTCTCACTAACACACTCAAACCATGACAATGGTAAGATATTTGTGAGGCAAGCATGGAAAGGTAGAGACCTAGCCTTTTCATGGAATGTTGAACGGCAGAGATATGGGTATGTAATTGCTGAGCAAAGAGTAGGACCTTATGGAGTTGAGCATGTCTTAAAGTTCAAAACTCCTTATAACAATGAGAATGCTCATTATGGAATGAGTATGGTAGGCCCGAGTGTCCTTAGTCAAACTGATTTAGTTTGTGTAGCGACTGGAGTAAAAGAAGATGGCATTATGCCCAAGGAGAAGAAGATGGAAAGAGATGTAAATTATATTGGTACAGATTATGGTGTGGTTGAGATTAGTTTTGATTTGATGGCACCTCCTATTAAGACTTATGTGTTCAAGACATCACTCAAGGGCATCATGAAGAATGACCTATTAGTTGTGGAGACATCAGATGGGCTTAAACTTGTTAAAGCAGAGAGTGATTACATACCTAAGACACTTGAGACTAAAACCATCAAGAAGTTTAACAAGGCAAAGGCCTGGGTAGTTAACAGAGTTGATACTGAGATCCACGAGACCCGGATTGCTTCTACAGAGCGAAAGAAGTTCCTGTTAGCACAGTTGGCGGAACGTAAAGAAGCAATGGAAGAGGTAGCAATCTACAAGATACTTGCCGCTAGTGATCCTGATGCAGCAAAGTTGCTTGAAGAGTTAGAAGGACTTAAGTAATGGAAGAGCAAGCATATGAGGGTTTTATTACCTTTGAAGGCAATCACCTAGTGGGTTACAGAGTTAAACCAATGTCAGTCATGCTCAGAGTATCAGGAGATAGTTTCAATGATGCTCGAAATAACATGGTAGCGGACAAAGTCTTAGATATTGGGACTAAGTTTGCCTATCAGTATGACTTGGATGAGGCACCTAAAATGCAAAAAGAGCATGGCATGCACTTGTTCACAAGAGAAGAACTGCTAAGGTTTAAGGCTTAACATGGAGTGGATTATGCTAATAGTGTTAGTTCACGGAAATTGGGAGGAGCAGGTGACTTACAATGAGAAGCACCCCACTTCTATGTCATGTAAGCACAACTTGGACAAGGTTAAGTTTAGAACTCGCATGGATCCAAAGACTACCTTAGTCATGGGTGAGTGTGTAGAGAGACCCATCTTTGGTCTTAACTATAAGTAGATATTATAATTATTATAATGAAAAATGATACTAGAATGGTTGACATTTGCTCAGAATTATGATACAATACATATTAATTAAATAAATAAATAAATAAAGGACCCAGAATGAAGCACATTCTATTTGTACCAGACTCAACCAAAACCACAGAGGAGAGTTATAAAGACTTTCTAAAGGAGATTGAACTAGGTCACCAACTAATAAACTATTATGAGATGCTAATTTGGTACAAAACACCTATTATCAAGCAGGTAAAAGCAGAAACTTCTGTAACTATGGCACACAAACTGAAACTAAACCCAACTAAGTTAAGTCACATACTTGTAATTCTTAGAGCATTGTAGGTAGACTCATGAACAAGGATTATATTCTAACTCAACTCTTTAATACCCTGCCTCTCAAAGGTAGCATTATGAGTAGAGATGCTGAAGGTAAGAAGGTTATTGATGGGTCTAGTGATGTTATACTACCTAAATGGCGGGATCCTGATAATCAACACTATACACCTGCATCACCTGAGACAACAGCCCCCATACTTGCAGCAATCATTGACAAGAACTTAGTAGGTATTGACTTTGATGTAGCAGAATGGTTTAATATAGCAATGAGGATTGTAGGTGACAAATGTGCTTATATGTCAATGTCAGACAAAGATCCTTATGATGGACATATGGTGTTTAAGTTAGGTGATGATATAGTTAGAACAACTCTTAGTTTAGAGGATAGTGAGGAATTGACTAGTGGACACTACACTAAGGCATTAGACAAATTGTTTGGTAAAGGTTTGAAAGGCAAGATTGATATCCAGTATGGAGGTAAGGCATTATTGTACTTAGCATCAAGTGGAAATCATACTAAGACACTAGTAACTGACTTAGATGAAACTACACAATTTACCCAAATTCCACAAGCATTGATATATTATATACAATCATTATTATATACACATGGTGTGAAGGAAAGAACAATAGTTACTTATGAGTCAGATGGAGGTGGATTGTATGGTGACATTACAGAAGCATTTGTTGCAGGTGACACACTTAATGAAAACTTTTTTACAACTGTTACACCTTACAACTGGAGGAACAAAGTTAAACCTAACTTCCTACCTAAAAATTTGAGTGAGAAACCTAATGACTATTTGTATGCTTTTGCTACAAAGTTAGGTTCAGATGCATCTGTCAGTGAAGATGTGTTTACTAAAGCAATACACAAGATTAACTCCTTGTGTATTCCACCTAAACATACTAATGACTTAACTAGGGAGACCTTGACACCTATATTGTCAGGTTCAGCAAGGATAAATGGTGAAGTTATATGGAGGTACAATGAGAATTGGCGTGAAGAGACATTAACTATAACTGATGGAACTACTAAGACATCCTGGGCAGTGTATTTTGATACACCAACAGGCTCCTACTTATGGTTTAATCTAACTGATGAAAGATACCAAATTGTTAAGCCTGCTGACAGCCTTAATATGATTAAGTCCTTAGATAAGAAGCGAGCATTGAAGTGGGCTGAGAAGACTTCCCCAGTTAGTATTATAAGAAACATTAGAATGCCTTATGGCATGGGCAAAAGTAAGTTAGGTAATACCTTTAATACTTACAAGACACCTAAACCTATTAAGGTGTACCATGATCCAAGTTCATGGGAGAAGTTTGGAGAGGTAGACCCTGAGTTCTTCCAGTTCATTAGAAACATACTAGGCACAGATGCTAAGGTAGACTATTGGTTGAGGTGGATGGCAACTAGGCTAAAGACACAAAACTTCTCTAAGGTAGTTTGGATGCTAGATGGTATAGGTGGTGCAGGTAAGACACCTTTTGGGCGGATTATGGGCAACATGATGGGAGCACTAGAAGATATACAAATACTTAGGTCCCTATCTAGAGATAATGTAGATGATAAGTATAATGAGTACCTTGTTCAAGCATGGATAGTCATGATAGATGAATTAGGTGACTTTAGAGACAGTGATAGAAAACTTGTAGCTACAAATATAAAAAGTGTAACAGGTGAAGAGGGTATGGCAGAAATTAGACGTATGCGTGGTGCACACAGTAGAGAGGCAACTTGTGTAACTTATGTGCTTACAACTAATAAAACTTTTAGACTTTTTGATGAAGCAAACCAGACAAGACTGTTTTATGCAAAAACTCGAAAGGTCATGGAACCTGCTTGGATTAATAGTAGGTTGGTAGATAAATGGGTTCAAACAGAAGAGTTTGTACTCACCTTTGCTGCCTACTTAGCCCAGAACATTGAACCTCTAACTAAGCATGAGTATGACAGAGTACCTAGTTGGGTTTATAAAGGAGATTCAGATTGGTTAGCATATAACAGGTTAGAGGAAAAACCAGAGATGGCACTTTTAGACATCTTTACAAAGCAGGATAAAACAGCATTAATGGAGTTTTTAAATGTTGAGACCTGGGGTGAAGTGCCTCATATTACATCCAAAAGAGCAGACATAGTTAATGGTGAACCAGTTAAGAAATCTTACATAGTTCTATCAAGACGTAAAGGTGAGGCTAAACAATGCCTTCAGGATATGATTGAACACCAGATAAACTTTAAGAAGTTTCTGATTCTGTTAAAAGATGATGGTTTGGTACATAATTATTCCAACCAGCAAATATTCAAGTGGGATACTCCACCTGAGATAATAGCAAAAGTAAGACAAGAGGAACTCAATATGAGACAAAATAAATTAGATAGTAAGGATGCACTATGAAAATAAAATATGTAATTGGAATGGCGGGGACTGGAAAGTCAACTGACCTGATAAAGAAGTTAGGGGATATGGATCCTGAACTAACTGTAGTGATAACACCTACCCACAAGGCAGGTAAGATCCTATCAGACAAACTAACAGATCCATTGTTATATGAGTTGAAGACAATTCATTCACTGTTAGGGTGGGTGCCTGGGATCAATGAGTCAGCAGAGGATATAAACCATGTTGATACAACTATCAAACTGGACAGAGACCTGCCTGACTACACTAACATCATTGTAGATGAGTTTAGTATGATGTCTGAGGAGATGCTATTTGAACTTACAGGTAAGATTGAAGATGCAACTAACTTTGAGAGTGACCACATAACACTTACACTGTATGGTGATCCATATCAACTCCCACCTGTTAAAGGTGTAGCAATAACAACTGACCCAACAACTACAAGGAAGTTGACTACTCAACACAGAGCAGAGTCACCTGACCTAGTAGAGTTGTTCACTAAGTTTGTGAGTTTCCTAGAGGGTAATAACACAGAGGACCTATCAATCCCATACTCAGCTAATGTACAGCAGGAGGTTGACATGATTGACTTCCAGTTAGGTGATAGAATGCTAGCATATACCAACGAGGCAGTAGGAGAGTATAATGACCTATTAGCTATTAAGTTTGGCCTTCAGAGTTATGTTGGGCAGGAGATGCAGTTAGGTTCATTGCTTGAGACAGTGCAGGTTAACTCAAAGGTTAGACCTACCATCAAGGACTTAATGAGTTTACACACAGCAGGTAGATTAGTGTTGCAGAACAATCAGATAAACAAGAAGTATCTACAGCAGAACCTACAAGCATTACTTAATCAAAGTGAGATTGAGTTCATCCAGGACAAGGATGGGTATATCTATCCTGTAGTGTTTGGAATTGGTAGAGCATATAGAGTTAGAAACTTTGTCAAGCAAGAAGCAGTAGACAGTCAACCTGGCACCCGTGAACGGGGTAAGGCCTGGAGTAGGTTCTATGCATTAGAGAGAGCATATACAATGGATTATACATTTGCTTCTACTGTGCATAAGTCACAAGGTAGTGAGTTTGGTACAGTATGGATAGATAAGAGCAATATGCAGAAAAGTATATTCAGAGGCAACTATAATATATATGCTAGACTAATGTATGTAGCATTAAGTAGAGCAAAGAAATCAGTAAGGATTATAAATGGTTAAGATTAAGAATAGAGTAGCTACAAAGCAAGAACGGGTTGTGGAGGCATCAAGAGTGTTTGGAATTCTAGGTATAGCAGTAGTGAAAAAGAATCAAGGTTTCCACTGGTTGTTCTCATTTAGAGGTGAGGAGGTTGAGTACTGGCCTTCAACAGGTAAGTGGTACATTCCAGGTAAGGGCCTTAGGTCAGTATATAACACAAGATTCCTAGCGGGTTTATTAAAAACCTTAGACATTAAATATAAGACAGTATAAAGGACTAATATGAATAAGCAACAAGATGTGGTATGGGTAGATTTAGAGACAACAGGACTAAAGGCAGGTCATCATGGCATTGTAGAGATGGCAATGATGTTTGAGAAAGATGGCAAGATAGTTGAAGAATGGTCAACTAAGGTAAATTGTGGAGAGTATGACCGTGATGTTGCCTGTGACCAAGTAGCCTTGAACATTAACAAAACTAAGTTATCAGACATTGCTGGTTTTCCTTTACCAACAGTTGTGCTGGAAGAGTTAGACCATAAACTTGTAGAGCATTATGGCAGAACAAGAGTTGGTTTAGCTGGTTTTAATGTTAGTTCATTTGATAAACTGTTCCTTGATGATTTCTACAAGTCAAATGGATGGAACTACTGGCAACACTTTCACCACAAACCTATTGATGTGTTTGAGTTGTATAAGTGCCTACAGTACATGGGTGTGATGCCTCATACATACAATCAGAAGTTAACTACCTTAGTACAAGCGTTTGGGTTAGCAACACAGGCTGAGATTGATGAGCAAGCACATGGTGCACTATGGGATATTCAAATGACTAGACAGTTATGGTTGTTAGTAGAGGACAAGTTCATCAAAGCAAGACTTATAGGAGGCAGGTAATGAGCCTTTACTCAGTAGGTGTAGGGCATAGGGGAGACCAGTTCTTTGTAAAGAAGTCAGGTCTCATAGTTAGAGTGTTTTACTCACTCAAAGATTGTAAGGTAGAGATGGAGAGAGGACAAGTAATGAAGAACAAGATTAAAACTAAACTCAAGAAGATGAGATGGATGGCCCACTACACAGAGAAGTTATACTGGTCTGAGATCTTAACTGACTTAGCTATTATAGGGTTAGGAATCTTTGCACTAGTAGCAATAGGAGCAAGATTATGGTAGCCCAGAACAAAGGTAAAGACCTAAAGAACATTGCTAAGAGTAAGTTAGTCAATGGTCCATACTACATGTCTAAGAAGTATGATGGGTTCTATGTGCAGGTTAAGTACACAGCACCTAACAAGGTTGAGATGTGGACATCAGGTGGAAAACCTTTCTACTTAGC